GGTGTGGGACAACATCACCAGCGAGGGCAAAAACCTCATACAAGCCACGTTCCCGCGTGAGCTGATCCGGCGCAAGATTGACGACGAAATGAAAATTGAGCTGGTCAACGGCTCGATTATTCAAATCGTCGGCGCGGATAACTTCGATGCGCTCGTGGGCGCATCGCCGGTGCATGTGACGTTTTCCGAATGGGCGCTCACCGACCCGCGCGCGTATGACTACGTGCGCCCCATCCTGCGCGAGAACAAAGGCAGCGTGGCATTCATCTTCACGCCCCGGGGCTACAACCACGCCCATAAAACGCTGCAGGTTGCTCGCAAGCTCCCCGGCGCTTTTGTGTCGGTGATGACCATCGAGGATACGGGCGTATTGACCGAGGCCGACATTGCGCTAGAGCGCGCAATGGACATGCCCGACGAGCTGATCCGGCAGGAGTATTACTGCGATTTCAGCGTTGCGAACTTCGGCTCGATTGTCGGGCGCTACATGAGCGCAGCGGAAACCGAGGGGCGCATCACCACCGATAGCTCATGGGCCATCGGCCGGCGCATCGTGCTTTCGTGCGACCTCGGCTATAGGGATGCCGCTGCTTTTTGGTGGTGGCAAATCGGCCCCGAGGGGTTCGAGCTGGTGAACTATGACGAGGCGACGGGGCTCGACGCGCCCGAATGGGTTGCCCGCATCAAGAGCCACGGCATCGACATCGACCATGTGTATTTGCCGCACGACGCGCGCGCAAAAACGATGGCGACTCGCTTCACCGTCATTGAGCAATTCGCCGAGCATTTCGAGTGCTCCATTGTTCCCCGCTCGACGCTGCAGGATCGCATCAACGCCGCGCGCATCGTCATTCCGCGTTGTCGTTTCAATCCTTCGATGTGCTCGCGCGGCATCGACGCGCTGCGGCAATGGTCGTTCAAGTTTGACGACGAGCGAAAGATTTTCAGCGCCGAGCCGGATCACAACTGGGCGAGCCACGGGGCAGACGCTTTCTCGTATGGCTCGCAGGTTGTGCGCGAGCTGATCCGCGAGGAGGTGCTCGCCAGCAAGGCCGAATACGACGGCACGTTTTACCCCTTCACGCTCGACGAGCTGCACGACACGTGCGGCACGCGGCGCAGCAATACCCGGATGTGAGGCAACCCCATGAGCACCGACACCGACAGCGCGACCGCCGAGCTGCCCGAGGAAACGAAACCGAAGGCCGGCGGCTCGCGCTTGCTCGACTCGGCGAAGGCCGCGAGCAAATGGCAGACCGAACTCGGCGCCTCAAAGAAATGGATGGACAAATTCAGCCGCACCGGCCGCCGGTGCGAGGCGGCCTATATGGCGCAAGGCGACGACGCTTTTGATCGCGCAATGACGGATTACGGGGGCAAAACAAATCTGTTTTGGTCAAACGTGCAGGTGGTGCTCTCCGCGATTTACGGGCGCTTGCCGAAAGCCACCGTCGAGCGCAAGTTCAAAGACTACATGGACGACACCGCGCGCGTTGCGGCCATCATGATGCAGCGCATTCTCAATGGCGACATGGAACGCGACTGGGATGACACGAACGCGGCGATGCGCGATGCGGTGCAAGACCGTTTCATTGTCGGCATGGGGCAAGTGTGGTGCCGCTATGACGTTGACATCGAGCAGGCCGAAGAGCCCGTCATCGACCCGATGACGGGGCAGCCGGCGGTTGACCCGATGACGGGGCAACCGCTGATGCAAACCGTTGAGAAGATCATCAACGAAGAGGCCGAGGTGGACTATGTGCATTGGGAAGATTTCCGCTATTCCCCGTGCCGGCGATGGCGTGAATGCCGATGGGTGGCCCGCCGGGTCTACATGAGCGAAGCGCGCCTAAAGGAACGATTCAAGCTCGACGACAAACAGCTCGGCATGGTGCCGATGCAAACGCGCACCCCGGCCACCGACAGAGGCAACTCCGAGGAGGATGTGCTCAAGGCAACGCCATTCAAGCAGGCCGCCGTGTGGGAAGTGTGGGAACGGGAAACGAACTACGTTTGCTGGTACGTCGAGGGGTGCTCGTTCGTTCTAGATCAACAGCCCGACCCGCTCGAACTCGACGATTTTTTCCCCTGCCCGATGCCGGTGGTTGCAACCACGCTCACGAAGGCTTTCCTGCCCCGCGCCGATTACGCGATGGCGCAAGACCTTTACCGTGAACTCGACATGCTCAACAACAAATTGAGCTTGCTCACGCGCGCGGTGAAAGCGGCCGGGGTGTATGACAAGAGCGCGGCGCCGGTCAAATCGTTGATGACCACTGCCGTCGAGAATGCGCTCGTGCCCGTAGATAACTGGTCCTCGTTCGTCGAGAAAGGCGGCATGAAAGGCGTGATTGACTGGCTCCCCATCGAGGCATTCGTTAACGCCATCGGCCAGCTCAACCAGCGCAAGGAATTGGTGCAGCATGATTTGTATGAGGTGCTCGGCATCAGCGACATCATGCGCGGCGCCAGCGTGGCGAGCGAGACGGCAACGGCGCAGCAACTCAAGGTGCAATACGGTGGCGCTCGGCTCGCGAACCTGCAAAACGAAGTTGCGCGCTTCGTGTCCGAGGTGATGCGCATCCGCGCGAACATCATCACAAACCTGTTTCAACCGCAGACCATCATTGAGCGCTCGCTCATCATGCGCACCCCCGATGCGGAACTCGCGGGGCCGGCGGTGCAGATGCTCAAGGATTCCGGCGCGGCGATGTACGCCATAACGGTGACAGCCGATTCGATGTCGGCGCCGGATTGGGCAGCGGAAAAAGAAGCCCGCACCGAGTTCCTCGGCGCGGCCTCGAATTACCTGATGAGCGCGGCGCCCATCGTGGCGCAGCAGCCAATGGTGGGCTCGTTCCTCGTGCAGCTCCTGCAATGGGCTGCAGCCGGGTTCAAGGGCGCGGCAACGATTGAGGGCGTGCTCGATCAGTTCGCGAAGCAGCTCGAACAGCAGGCGCAGCAACCGCCGGCCCCCGCCGAGCCCTCGGCCGAGGATCGCAAGAACGAGGCTCAAGCCGCGAAGTACGGTGCCGAGGCCGAGCGCACCCAGAAAGAGGCGGCACTCATCCCGCCGATGGAGCTGCAGCGCATGCAGGCATTCCCGCCAGGTGGACCACAGCCGGCCGCCGAGCAGGGCAACGGACTCGACGCCCCGCCGGGCAGCGTGGCCCCGATGCAGCCGGAGCAGCCGCTCCCCTTTAACCCGATGGAGTGAGGCCACCATGCCCGCCGATCCCGCAGACATTGAGGCCGCGCTGCTGGTCTACACCACCCAGCTCGGACAACTGCACTCGAAAGCGCTTGAGCGCGATTACTGGTGCCGGCAGCCCATCGACGCGAGCGCAAAGATTCAGGCACTCAATGCCGAAATCGCCCTCGCGCGCGGTGACGCGCAAGTTAAGCGCCTTGCCGTGCGCACCCTGATGGAGTTGCCGTAATGCCCACCTATGCCTTTCGGTGCGAGGTGTGCGGCGCCGTCGATGAGGTGCTGCTGCCGATTAGCGAATACGTGCGCAACCCCCCGGCCTTTTTCCACTGCAGCGCGCGCATGGAGCGGTTCATCAACTGCGTTCCCGGCCTCGCCGTTCACAACGCGCTCGCGGGGGATCGCATTTATGACGGGCTGCGCGCCAGCGATGGCAGCGACATCAGCACGCGCTCGAAACACCGGCGGTACATGAAAGAGAACAACCTCACCACGATTGACGATTTCTCGGGCACGTGGAAGCGCGAAGCGCAAGAGCGCGCGAATCGGCTGCAAGGGGTGGACAAGGGGCGGGCGCAAGACATTGCGAACGCAATCGAGAAGCTCAGCGGGTGATGTTCCACGTGAACCTAAGTGTTCATCTGAGTTCATCTGTATTCACAAAAAGGAGTTGAAACATGGCAACCGAAAACACCACCGCCCCGGCCGACACCGGCGGCGCCGATGACAGCGCCGAGTTGACGCTGCGCGATGAACTTGATGCGGCATTCGATCAGCATGCGAGCGATGAACCGGATGAGAAGGCCACCGGCGAGCGGGCGCGCGATGGTTATGGGCGATTCGCCCGCGCAGCGGGCGAGGCCACCGGCAAGCAGACCCCCGCCGAGGGCACCACGGGCCAGCAGGAGCCCGCAAACCCCACCGGGCAGGGTTCACCCGTCGCGCCCGCGCTGCCCGAGCTGAAAGCCCCGGCGAGCTGGACGCCCACCGCGCGCGAGAAATGGGCCACCGTGGACCCCGAATTGCGCGGCGAGATTCATCGCCGCGAGGTGGAGCATCAGCGCACGCTGCAGGACACCGCCGGGCTGCGCAACTTCGCGCAGCAGTTCGAGCAGGTTGTCAGGCCTTACGTGATGTTCATTCGCGCCGAGGGTTCCGAGCCGCTGCAGGCGATGCAAACGCTTTTCAATGCGGCCGCCGAGTTGCGTGTCGGCAC